TTGACGAGGTATTAAATGAGTAGACGAGACAAACTTTTAGAGGCAATAAAAATAAATACTGAGCTTGTCACTAACTTAGTGGACGAGCTTGTATATATAGAGACTCAGTTGGCTTATTATAGGAGCTTACCACAGCTTAGAGTTGATCCAAATAACCCAGAGCGACAGAAAGCTACGCCAGCCTCTAAGTTATATAAAGAAATGCTACAGCAATACACCAACGTACTTAAAGTACTAGGTAAGTGCACTGGACAAGACTTAGAGGACGAGGAGAGCCCACTTAGACAATGGGCGAAAGAGTTTAACAAGAAAGCAGAGTAGCGTGATATTTGAGCCGAGAGGTGGACGAAATGTAAAAATGTTGATTAAAGAAAAGAAAATCTGGACTCCAGATAATAGTAATCTATTAAGGTACAAAGAGCTTTGTGAGCTCGGTACTTATATTATAGGCGAGGACTTAAGGACACAGCTTAATAATTTAGCTGAGGACTTACTGAGTGACGAGTACTACTACGACACAGCAGACGCTCTCTTACGTATGGATTTTATGGAGAATTGCGTAAGACTTACTAAGAGTCCATTTTATAATAAGCCTATGGTGCTTATGGACTGGCAAAAGGCATTTATTGAGGCTAGCTATAGCTTTAAGATGTCAGAGACAGGCTTTGACAGATTTAAGCGTATCGTATTAGAAATAGCACGTAAGAACTGTAAGAGTGAGACGTGCTCAGCTCTGTTATTAGCTGACTTAATAGTAGGTAATGAGGGCTCTGACTTAGTATGTAGCTCCAATGACGACGCACAAGCGAGTATAGTGTATGACGCTGTAGACACAATGAGACTCTTAATTGATCCAAACAGCTTAGACACGTGGCGTAACCAGAGATACATAAGTAATAAAAACAATGGTACTAAGATGTTTAAGCTCTCGGACCGTACAAGGAATAAAGAGGGACGTAACATAGACACAGCTGTAGTGGACGAGTGTCACGAGATGTTAACTAATGTCATAGTCAAGTCTATAGAACAGTCCCAGTCCTTAAAAGATAACCCTAAGCTATTCTTAATATCTACGGACGGCTTTGTGTATGACGGTTTCTGGGACAAGGAGCTTAAGAAAGGGCGTAAAGTTATCTATAGAGAGGACTTTACACAAGCCAGCAAGCGTAGACTTGATTGGTACTACACACAAGACAGCGAGCAAGAGATATGGGCTAACCCTAAGAGCTGGTATAAAGCTAACCCTACACTAGGTATAGTTAAGAAATGGGACTACTTAGAGGAGCAAATAGAGCTTGCTAAAGAGTCTAAGGCAGACAGAATATTTGTACTCTCTAAAGACTTTAATATAAAGCAAAACGGCGTAGAGAGCTGGCTTAATATTGAGGACTACGAGTATACAGCTGTATACGACATAGAGGACTTTAGAGGCTGTGTGTGTCTGGGTATGGTTGACTTAGCAGAAACTACAGACTTATGTTGTGCTAAGGTGCTACTAATGAAACCAGACGACTCGACTAAGTACATCTACACTCGCTACTTTATCCCACAGCGTAAGCTAGAAGTGGATAACGACGACCACAACGCTGGAGCTAAGTATAAAGAATGGGCGACAGCTGGACATATAACAATATGTGAGGAGAACGAGATAGACTTAACTGTGGTAGCTGACTGGTTTTATCAGCTGTACACAGACTATAAAATAAAACTCCTTTACTGTGGTTACGACCAACGCTTTAGTAAAGACTGGATCGCTCGTATGACAGACTACGGCTGGACTAAAGAGGGTGGCGAGCTTGAAATGGTACTACAAAACGCTGAGACGCTGGACAACGCTCTACGGCTTGTAGAGGCAGACTTAAAGAGTCAGCTTATCAATTACAACGAAAACCCTGTAGACCGTTTCTGTTTTAAAAATAGCTGTCTTAAAGTCAATGACAAGCGTAAAGCTCTATGTATAAAGACAAATAACGAAAATAAAATAGACGGCTCAGTAACTCTTATAGGCTTGTACGAGATGTACAGGCGACATAAGAGTGAGTTTTTACAAATAATAAAGAAAGGTGGTGCTAATTAGTGGGCTGGTTAGACAAACTTAAACGAAAGCCACAAGTTAATAATGTATACGCTGAAATGCTTAACGGTTTTACTCCTATATTCTCACAGTTTGGACAGAATATATACGCCAGCGACGTAGTACAGCAAGCTATAAGCTGTATTATTAGCGAGTGTGTAAAGCTGATACCTACACACGTAAGAGAAGTGGGTACAGAGGCTACGCCAGTTGCTCAGAGTGAACTCCAGAGGGTGCTCAATAACCCTAATGAGACTATGACTACTAGCGAGTTTATAGAAAAAATGGTGTGGAACTTATTTTTTAACTATAACTCGTGGATCATACCTACATATTACGTATGGAGAGACGAAAAAGGAGCAGAGCGTAGACGTTATACAGGTTTATACCCTGTACAGCCTACAAATGTAGAGTTTCAACAGGACGGCAATAACAGGCTATGGGTAAAGTTGAGCTTTGCTAATAACTATGAGACTACTTTACCGTACTCAGATGTAATACACATTAAACATCATTTTAGCGTTAATGAGTTTATGGGTGGTAACGAGGCTGGACAGCCAGATAACTACAGCTTACTTAAGACTCTACAGCTTAATAAGGACCTGTTAGACGGTGTAAGTAATGCTATGAAAGCGAGCTTTGCTATTAACGGTGTAGTTAAGTTTAACACAATGTTAGACGACGGCAAAACAGCTAAGGCTATGGCAGAGTTAGAGGAAAAGCTAAGGAATAATGAGAGTGGCTTTTTACCACTTGACTTAAAGAGTGAGTTTATACCTCTTACACACGACGTACACTTAGTAGACGCTGATACGCTTAAGTTTATTGACGAGAAGATACTAAGACACTTTGGCGTGAGCTTGCCTATTCTTACAGGCGACTACACTAAGGCACAGTACGAGGCTTTTTACCAGAAAACTATCGAGCCTTTAGTAATACATATTAGTAACGCCTTTACTAAGACACTCTTTACGAGTGGCGAAAAGTCGCATAATAACAAAATTAAATTTTACACAAGAGATTTAAACTTTATGACCACAGAGCAAGTATTAGAAATGGTAACACTATTAAGTAATACAGGTGCTCTATTTGAAAACGAAAAGCGTACAGCTTTCGGACTTAGACCACTAGCAGAGCTAGAGGGTAAGCGTTATATGAGTCTTAACTGGATAGACGCTAACAACGCTAACCAGTACCAGACAGGAAAGGAGACAAGTAACAATGGCACATAGATTAACATTTGACATATTGCACGAGTATATAGGCTTATCTACAGAGGAAAAGCCAGACTGTGCTGAGGACGGCGACACTTTTTACGCTGTGGACACTAGAGAGACTTTTATATTCTACAACGGCACTTGGTACGAGTGCTAGAAAGGAGTGTACGTAAGATGAATGATAACATATTATTAGCAAGAGCTAAAAGCTATACTGATAAACGAATGAGTGAAACAGGTAAATGTAACACACATTTATATGTAGGAGAGGACGGCGACCCAGCTAACTACCCAGATGAGTACGAAAACCCTTATTTAAAACTTGTAGAGAACGGTGTTATCAAGAGTGAGGTACAGTTAGTTGGTTGTGACGGAATAGAGGTTATGTACGACGGTGGAAGTGAAATTGGCATTAAAGGGAGCTCGCCTCTAACATTATTGGGTAGTTTTGGCGAAGATGAGGGAACGGAAGAAGAATTTACATTTACATTTAGCTCAGTATACAAGTACGTTTTAGTAGTAGTAGATGAGCCATACGGACCGAATGTTATTACCTCACAAATATTCCCTGTTAAAACTGTAGACGGCAAAATGTTTTATGATAGTAGCTTATCCTATGACGCAAATAGCACGTCTAACCACGATTTAGGTTATGTTAATTTCAGTGCACCTAATGCTTATACGACACAAATGTATATATATATTAACAATCCAGACAGATTTAGATTTAGTGTATATGGAATAAGATAGGGGGTGTAGTATGAAATATTTTTATAAGATAAAAGACGGCTATTTATCTGGTAGCTTTACAGTTGGCGAAAATTTATTTTTAAAAGACGTAGAAGTATTTGAAACAGATATACAAATTGAGAGCGACAAAGTAAAGGCGTACAGAGTTGAAAATAACACACTCATTTTTGACGAGGATAAGTATACACAGTTGTTAGCTAAACGACAGATTTTAAACAAAAAGAGCGAGCTTGAAAGTCAAATAGCAGAGTTAAAGAGTCAACTGACTACATCTGACTATAAGATAATTAAATCTTATGAATTATCTCTTGTAGGTAAAGAAAGCGAGTACGACCTTACAACCCTACATAACGAAAGACAAGAGCTAAGAGACTTAATAAACTCTTTAGAGCAACAAATAGCGACATTATAGAGAGAGGTGGTAAACAATGGAGACAAGGACAGTAACCAGAGCTTATAACTTTGAGCTTAGAGCTGAGCACGACGAAAAAAACGGCTACCACATAGTAGGTAGACCTATAGTATATAACTCTAAGACAGACTTAGGCTACTTTGACGAGATTATAGAGGCTGGAGCTCTTGACGAGACAGACTTAAGAGACGTTAGATTTTTAGTTAATCACGATACAAGTATGATACCTCTAGCTCGTAGTCGTAGAAACAATGAAAATAGTACTATGCAGATGTCAGTAGACAAGGACGGTATGACTATTAGAGTTAATCTCGACATAGAGAATAATACAGACGCTAAAAATCTTTACAGTGCTATTAAACGTGGCGACATTACAGGTATGTCGTTTATGTTTAGTATAGATAGCGAGGAGTGGGACGATATGGAAAGCGACCACCCAACTCGCAGAATTAAAAAAATAGGCGTGGTACTTGAAGTATCAGCCGTAACATTTCCAGCTTATGAAAGTACTGAAATATCAGCAAGAGCTAAGGAGACGCTGGAGAGCGTTAAAGCTACACTGGACAGTGTAAGAGCTCAGTCAGTGGACACTGATAAAGACAAAGATACTTTAGAACTTGAAAAGCTGAAAGCACACTATTTATATCACATCTAAGAAAGAGAGGACTTTCACAATGAATGAATTTTTAAAGAAGTTAATCGAAAAGAAAGAAAAAGAGGCAGAAAACTTAAGATCACTTATTAAGACAGCACAGACAGCTGACGAGGTACGCTCTTTAGGAGATACTTTAGACGCTGTGCTCACAGAATTAAAGGACGCTAAAGACCAGTTAGCAGAGGTAGAGGCTAACGCTGACGACCAGAGAGCTAACGTACCAGCTAACGCTGAGGTAAGAGGTGGAAACCCTGTAGCGTCATACGTACAGTCTACAGCTCCACAGGCTAGACAGTCAGAGGACGTATTAGACTCTATGGACTATAGAAACGCTTTTGCTACATATGTACGTACAGGCGTATGGAATATGGAACAGAGAGCAGACGAGGTAGTAACAACTGGAGAAATTGGTAAGGTAATTCCTAATACAGTTATGAAAGAACTTATCAAGACTCTTAAGTCTTACGGTAACTTATATAACAGAGTACGTAAGCTCAATGTTAAGGGTGGCGTAGAGTTTCCTATTGAGGATTTAGTACCTACAGTAACTTGGATCACAGAAACTACTGTAAGCGAAACAAAGAAAGCTCCAGAAATTAAGACATCTGTAGCGTTTGGTTATCATATTGCAGAGGCTAAGATTGCACAGAGCTTATTAGCGTCTATCGTATCACTTGACTTGTTAGAGTCAGAAATTGCTAAGCTCTTAGCTGAGGCTTTCGTTAAGGAATTTGACAGAATTATTATTGCTGGTACTGGAGCTGGACAGCCTACAGGTATTCTTAACGATACAAGAGTACCAGAGGCTCAAAAGATTACTATTACAGAGGCTAAAGCTATTGAATGGGCTAACTGGAGAAAGATGTTATTTGCTAAAATTCCACTTTCATACAGAGCTGGTGGCGTACTCTTAATGACAGTAGACACTTGGGAGTCTTTAATTTGTACAATGGCTGACAGCAATAACAGACCACTCTACAGCGAGACATATAACGTAGAAACTAACTCAACTACTTACAGATTTAACGGTAAGGAAGTAATGTTAGTAGAGTCTGACTTAGGTATTGTTGACTTTAGCACAGCTACAGAGGGACAAGTATATATGGTATACGTTAAGCCAGAAAACTACGCTATTAACTCTAACTTACAGGTAGGCTTTAAGCGTTACTTTAATGAAGATACTAACAAGTGGGTAAACAAGGGCTTATGTATTATGGACGGTAAGTTACTTGACACAAACGGTGTATTCATTATCAAGAAGTAATAAACATATTTTTTTCTTCTACAATTCACTTTAAGTAAACTCTGGGGCGTAAATCATACGCCTCAGAGAGAACTTAAGAAAGAGAGGTAAACAATGACAACTATAGACGCATTAAAAAACTTATGTGTAGCTCTAGGCTACGCTAAAAGCGTTGATAAGGTAAAGGGTAGTACTGTGGCTGAGGTTATTCAGTTTATGGCTGATAACTGTAATAAGAAGTCTACTAGCAAGTAAGCGAGGTGGACAGTATGACAGCACTAAGTAACACAGACCTATTAGCTAAGGTTAAAAAGGCTTTAGGTATCACTGGCACGTATCAAGACGACACACTCAGTATTTATATTGACGAGGTTAAAGAGTACTTAATTAGTGCTGGCGTTAAGAGCTCAGTAGCTAATAGTACTATGGCTGTAGGAGTTATCTGTAGAGGCGTGGCTGACTTGTGGAATTACGGTAGCTCTGGGACAGAGTTTAGCAATTACTTTAAAGAAAGAGCTATACAGCTTAGCTATTATGACGGCGACTCTGATAGTGGTAGCACAGGCTCACTTATTGCAAGTGCTGAGCTCAACTTAGACAGTAACGACGTAATTAAGAACGGACGTATAACAATGTCTGACGGCTCAACAGTACCTATAGAGCTTAAGTATGTACCAGAGTTAAGTATAACTATGACACCTGTTACCTACGAAAACCCTATGGCAACGGTAACTATTAGTCCAGCTATTGACGAGGGACATAAGTACATATACAGGATAGGTAACGGCTACTTACCAGCTTACTTAGATAAAGTAGAAAACCCTAGTATATGGAAAGACTGGGACGGCGTAAGCCAGATAGACACAGACGGCTCTAGCTACTTGTATATTTTAGAGGTTGACGACAACTATGTAACGTACAGAGGTGGCTATATCCGTATTAACATACTTTAGGGGGTGTAGTTATGGCAGATTTTAAACCACATACACCTTATGACGTAGAGGCTATCTTACTTAAGCCTACAACAGAGTACGTTAAGGGAGTAGCTAAAAAGAGCTTTACAGCTGACGCTGAGCCTTTTATGTGTAGCTTTCGTAGTTTTGGTGGCACTGAGACACAAGTTAACGGCTTAACAGTCATAGAGGACACAGCAACAGTAGAGACTTGGTACGATCCACGTATAACAGCTGGCTGTAACATACAGATAGACGGCTTAGACTACGAGATACTAGGTACACCAGAGAATATTAACAGGCGTAACAAGTGGCTTGTATTTAAGGTACGAGCTATTAAGGGCGGTGCTTGACGTGGCTAAGAATAAGATAGGCTTACAGTTTGACGGCTTAGAGGACATCATAGCTAAGCTAGAACAGGCACAGGGCGACGTTAAAGGAGCTGTAGAGGAGACTCTAATAGAAAGTAAGCAATATGTAACTGACGCTCTTATAAGAGATACAGTACCAGCTAATCTACCAGCTAAGGGTAACTACTCTACTGGAGAATTAGCTAAGAGTATTGACAGAGATAAGAGTATTAAGTGGCAAGGCTTGACGGCTGAAATTAACGTAGGTTACGACTTTAAAAAGTCTGGCTTAACTAGCATTATGATACTTTACGGCACTCCACGTATGAAAAAATCACAGAAATTATATAACGACTTATACGGCTCAGCCACTAAGAAAAAATTAGCAGAGCTACAGCAAGACAGACTTAACAGTATCGTAGAAAGGACGGTAAACAATGGAAGATAAGCTAATAGAAGTCTTAACGAGTATAGTACCTATAGTTATTAGACAAGGCTCACTAGCTCCTAACGAGGACTACCCACAAGAGTTTTTTACTTTTTGGAATAATGATAGCTCTAACGGTGCTCATTATGACAATGAGGCTAATAGCACACTATACGACTACGACATTAACTTTTACTCCACAAGTCCAGAGCGTGCTTATAGTGTGTTAGCTGAGGCAATAGCACAGCTTAAAGCTAATGGGTGGATAATCGACGGCAAAGGGCACGACGTGGCTAGTGACGAGATTACACACACTGGGCGAGGCGTAAATGTTTTATTTTTAAATGTTTAAAGAAAGAGAGGGCATAAACTATGGCTCAAAAAGTTTTTGAATTTAGAGGCGTTGATAACCTCTATGTAGCAAGACTATTAACTGATAATGCAGAGGGTGTGACTTACGACACACCAGTTAAGTTAGCTCCAGTAGCAACAATAGGAAAGACTACAGAGGCAAGTAATGAGGCTCATTACTACGACAATAAGGCTCTTATTGTAGTTAGCTCAGAGTCAGCTGACACTATCACATTAACAGTAGCTCCACCAGAGCTTAAGATGTTATCTGACATTATTGGTAGATCATTTGACGAAACTACTGGAATGATGATAGACAGCCCACGTAGTAACGACTACTACGCTATTATGTATCGTACAAAGGGTACAGACGGCGAGTACAGATATGTTAGTAGACTTAAAGGACAGTTTAATATCCCAGAGGAAACTAACAACACTGAGAACGACGGTACAGAAACTAACAACACAAATATTGAGTTTACAGGTATTTATACTGAACACGAGTTTACTAAGGGTAAGTACAACAAGACTACAAGCTCTTGGGAAAAGGCTGGAGCTAAGGGTATCGTAGTAGACACACGCTACGGCTTAGCAGATGTAAGTAAATTCTTTGAAGAAGTACAGACACCAGACACAGTTAAGGTTAAAGCAACAACATAATTTTAAAGGGGCGTGAGTTATCACGCCTCTAATAAAAGGAGAGAGGCTAATTATGATTACATTACACGTATACGACGAGACAGGAAAACAAGTAGTAAAAATGTATGAGGCTCAGCCATACGAGTTAGGCTTTGGCACAGTGAGAGCCTTAATGGAAATTTTAAAAATTGAAGATATGACAGATCAAGCTCAGCTACTCAGAATGTTAGCTAAGGCTTGGGACGAGATTGTAAATGTACTCACTGGTGTATTTCCAGAATGTACTGACGAGGAATGGGACAGAGTTAAGACTAAAGAAGTTTTACAGGTAATTATAGCTATTGCAAAATACGCTATCTCTGACATTTTCGTAATTCCAACTGAAAAAAACTAAATGAGGGTGGTGGAGCAAGCGAGCCACCACCCTTTTACGAGTTGTTATTTGATATAAATTATCAACTGTGTAAAACATATCCAGCCTTTACACCTTTTGCTGTAGACGCCCATAAGTACCACGACGTAATAGTACTTTACGCAAATACTAAGCGTGTAACAATGCGAGAGGAGAAAGAGGCTAAGTCGCAAAACAGCGACGTAATACGTAGACCAGCTGGCGACAACTGGTTTTAACAGAAAGGAGTGAGGAAAGCGTGCCTAATAATGAAACTACCACTAAATTTAAACTCGATATAAGCGAGCTAGTTAGTGGTATGCAAAAGGCTAAGCGTCAAATATCTTTAGCTAACGCTGAGTTTAAGAGTGCTACAGCTGGTATGGACGACTGGAGTAAGTCAGCTGACGGCATTAACGCTAAGTTAACACAGTTAGACAAAACTTTAAGCTCACAAAAAAGCATACTTTCTAACTTAGAGTCTCAGTACGAGCTTACTGTTAAGCAAATGGGCGAGGGCTCTAAAGAGGCTGAAAACCTTAAAATTAAAATTGAAAATCAAAAAGCCAGCATAGCTAAGACTGAGAAAGAAATAAGACAATACTCAGACTCTCTTACAGATGTCGTAGAGGCTGAAAAGATAGCTAATAAGACTGGTAAGACTACAGCTGACGTATTAGACGACATAGAGGACTCAGCTAAGAACGCTGGAGACGGCTTTACTGTATTTAAAGGAGCTGTAGCTACTTTCGCTGGTAATCTGGCTACAAGTGCTATAAGTGGTATTAAAGACTTAGCTAGTAATATCTTAGGGCTAGCAGAGTCTACTAGAGAGTACAGGGACACAATGAGTAAATTAAACTCAGCTGGAGAGGGCGCTGGTTATGGAGCAGAGTACGCTAAAGAGAAATACACAGACCTCTATAGTGTACTAGGAGACGAGACAGCAAGCTCCACAGCTGTAAGTAACTTTATGGCTATGAACGCTGAACAGTCTACACTTGACAGCTTACTTAATAGCTCTATAGGTATATGGGCTAAATATGGCGACAGTATACCACTTGACGGACTCGCTGAGTCTGTTAATGAGACAGCTAAAGTAGGTAAGATAACAGGTAATTTAGCAGACGCTCTTAACTGGGCTGGTATCAATGAGGACGCTTTTAACGAGAAGTTAGAGAAATGCACGAGCGAGCAAGAACGCCAGAGACTCATAGCAGACACGCTCAATAAGACTTATGGAGACTTAGCTACTAGCTACAAAGAGAATAACGAGAGTGTCATAGAGGCTAATAAGGCTAACGCCAGCTACACAGACGCTATGGCTCAAATGGGAGCTAAGGTAGAGCCTATTATGACAACAATAAAAGAGGGCTTTACTCAGATACTATTAAAAGTATTAGAGCTCACAGAGGGCGTAGACTTTGAGGCTATAGGCGAGTCTATAGCTAACGCTTTTCAATACTTTATAGACGAGGTACTACCTAAAATAGTAGAGGGCTTAACGTGGATCATAGACAATAAAGACATACTAATAGCTGGTATAGCTGGCATAGGTACAGCTATGTTAACTATGAATGTAGCTAATATGATTATGGGAGTCGTTAAGGCGTTTAAGGCTTTCAAGCTGGCACAAGAGGGAGCTACTGTAGCTCAGTGGTTACTTAATGTGGCTATGAGTGCTAACCCTATAGGAATAGTAATAGCTCTCATAGTGGGCTTAGTTACAGCTTTTGTACTATTGTGGAATAAGAGCGAGGGCTTTAGAAAATTCTGGATAAATTTGTGGGACACCATAAAAAAAGCTACGAGTGTAGCTGTATCGGCTATCGGTAAATTTTTTAAAGATTTATGGGAAAACATTAAAAACATCTGGAAAGGCGTAAGCTCTTGGTATAACCAAAAAGTAATACAGCCAGTAGTAAAGTTCTTTACTGGAATGTGGGACAAGTTGAAAAATGGAGCGTCTGACGCTTGGGCTGGCATTAAGTCCGTTTTCTCAAAAGTGGGCTCATTTTTTAGTGAAACATTTTCCAAAGCGTGGCAGAAAGTTAAAGACATTTTCTCTACTGGTGGTAAAATTTTCGTAGGTATAAAGGACGGTATTGTATCAGCTTTTAAGAATATTGTCAACTCAATTATTCGAGGCATTAACAAAGTGGTAAGTATACCATTTAATGGCATAAATAAAGCTCTTAGAAAGCTCAGAAATATAAGTATACTTGGTGCTACTCCATTCGACTGGATCAGCGAGATAAATGTACCACAAATACCAGAGTTATACAAGGGTGGCGTACTTAAAAAGGGACAAGTGGGCTACTTAGAGGGTAACGGCGACGAGGCTGTAGTACCTCTGGACCATAATACAGGCTGGTTAGACGAGGTAGCTAGTCGTATTGTTAATAAAGGTGGCGTAGCTGGTGGTAAGGCTCAGACAGTTAATAATAACTATAATTACGAGTTTAACCAAACAAATAACAGCCCTAAGCCACTTGATAGACTGACTATTTACAGACAAACAAAAAATGTAGTTAACTACGGACTGGGGGTAAGCTAATGGCGTACAAGATAAAAGTAGAGAATAAATACGGCGAGGTGCTAGAGCTTACCTCTAACCCAAACTATAAAGTTAAAGCTACAGGCTTAAGCCCTATGTCAGCTAATATAGTAACAGCTCCAGTAGCTAACTATAGTGGGGCTAGATACGTAAGTAGTAAACACCAGATACGCCCTATAGTGCTCACTATATATGTTGAGCAACCTGTAGAGGTTAACAGAATAAACTTATATAAATACATTAAGTCTAAGGACTGGATAAGAGTATACTACAGTAATGGCACAAGAGAGGTATACATAGACGGCTATGTAGAGAGCTTTGACTGTGACTTTTTCGCACAGACACAAACAGCACAAGTAAGTATATTATGCCCTAAGCCACAGTTTTTAGCTGTGACACCTAGTAAGCAGAATATAGCTACTACTATAGGAGCTTTTAGCTTTCCATTTTATGAGGCTGAGAGCGAGCCTATAGTACTCAGCTACTATAGCAAAGACGCTGTATTAGTCAATAATACATCTGACGACGAGGTAGGCTTTATATACACCATACAGTGTTATAGTGAGGTTATTAACCCTATGCTATACATAGAGGAGACTGGGGAGCACTTTAGGCTCAATAGGCGTTTTACTAGAGGCTCAATAATAACTATTAACACTAATGACGGTAATAAGAGTGTAACGTGCGAGCTTGGTGGTATTACTACTAACATCATTAACTCAGTGGACTCTAACTCTAAATGGCTAAAGCTAAGAGCTGGATATAACCACATCTTACAGACAGCTAGAGTGGGCTTAGATAGTATGGTGGGAGAGCTCCATTATATTAACGAGTACGAGGGGGTATAGCTAATATGGACATTAAAGTATTAGACAAGGACTTTAACGTACTCGACATCATAGAGGACTATGTGAGTAGTATATGGGACGTAAAGTACTCAGACTACAGCAATTTTGAGCTCTATCTACCAGCTACAGCTGATAATATAAACCACTTAAAGACAGGTAGATACTTAGTGAGAGATATAGACGTTATAGACGGCAATATGTATAACGTAATGCAGATAAAAAAGCTCACTATAGATACTGACATAGAGAATGGCGACTACATAACTGTCACTGGCTACTGTCTTAAAAAGATTGTAGCACAGCGTATAGTATGGGCTCAGACTAATTTAAGTGGTAGCGTGGAGTGTGGTATACGCTCCTTAATTACATCTAACGTCATTAACCCTATTGACACAGAGAGACGCATTAAAGGCGTACTATTGGGCGAGGTTAAGGGCTACAATGACAAAATGACTAAGCAAATAACAGGCGACAACTTAGGGGACGCTATTATAGACATCTGTAATACTTACGGCTTAGGCTGGCAAGTGTACGTAAACAAAGATAAAAATATGATAGTGGACATCTATAAAGGCTTAGATAGATCAGACAGTCAAGACGTTAACCCACGTGTAATATTTAGCTTTGACTCTGACACACTACTAACAAGCTCCTACACTTTGAGCACAGAAAACTATAAAAATGTAGCGTTAGTAGCTGGCGAGGACGAGGGGCTAGCACGTAAAACTAAAGTAGTAGGTGTGGCTAGTGGTTTAGAGCGTTACGAGATATATGTAGACGCTAAGGACCAGAGTACTAATGACGGCGAGATAAGCGACGAGGAATACTACGAGGCACTTAATGAGAAAGGCTTAGAGGAGCTAGAGGCTACTAAGTATACTGAGTCTTTCGAGGGAGAAGTAGAGCCACACAGTAATAACATATTAGGCGTTAACTACAATATAGGCGACATAGTTAATGTTAAAAATGAGTACGGCATTACAGCCACTCCTAGAGTAATAGGCATAATAGACAGCCACTCAGATACAGGACGTACAACTATCCCAACTTTTAGCACTTGGAAAGGAGACGAGTAAAATATGGCTCAGAAATACGGTTTTTTTACAGCACAAAAAATAAACGGCGTAGCTGATAGACTTTATACAGCTGACGACTTTAACGCATTTTTTAAAGGAATTTTAAGTGACGGTGTATATCGTTTAAGCGACAACGCTCTAATAGTAGAGACAGGTACAAGAGGCTTAAGTGTAGCCGTTAATACAGGTAGAGCGTTAGTAAAGCAACACTGGTACACAAACGACGCTATAGTAACATTAACACTTAACACGGCTCACGCTACGCTTAACAGATACACTACTATAGCTGTCAGATATGATAAGACTAATAGAGTTATAGAGTTAGTAACTGTTGACGGTAGTAACGCAGAGACACCAACGCCAGCGACATTAACACAGACTGACGACATATACGAGTTAGGACTTGCTACAGTATATGTTAAGGCTGGAGCTACAAGTGTAACAGCTAACGACATTACAGACATAAGGACATATGTATCTGGCTTAGTTGATCCAGTGCCACTTAACTATAGACGCTGGACATATACAGTAACAGACTACGAGACACAAAAGTACTTTGACGTACCACTCAGTTACAACTTAACTCTAAATACTAGCTTACAGGTATTTAGTGACGGCTTACTGTGTGATAGCTCAATGTATAAGCTACAGATAAACGAGGTAGAGGGTAACTATATGATAGTGTTTAACGAGCCTCGTATTAAAGGTGCTGTCATAGAGGCTATACTAATAAATTAGCCCTTTAACATAAACTCTCCTTAATTAAAAAAAGAGTCACTTTTAATAAGTGGCTCTTTTTATGTACTTAAAAAAATACATTAAAAATACAATTTTTTACAAAAAAAGCTATTGACATTACACAGTAAAAGGTGTATTGTATAATTGTAACAAGGAGATAGCAAGAAAGCGAGGTAACATATGGAGACACAAGGTATGACAGACTTTCAATTTATAACATTCTTAGAAACATTACTTATAGTCCTCGAAAATGAGGACAAAGAAAAAGCGATTGACTTAATCAAATCGCAACTAAACAAAAACTAAATAAAACCCTAGAGTAGGGTGGCTCTCCTAAAATCTTTCTTGCTAGCCACCCACTCAATAAAAATTATAGCAAGAAAGTAATAAAAGTCAATATAAATTTTAAGAAAGAGCGAGGTAAAAAGTTATGAGTAAAAAAGAATTTGAAAAAGCATTATTAAACAAAGGTTTAAACATTAAGGAAATTAGCGAATTGACAAACAGCTTAGTAACAGATAACAGAGTTAACGCTTTTGATTATGTGAACTACATAGACAACTCAGAGGCAGAAAGCATTTTAAGAAAGTAGAGGTAACGGCTTATGAATAAAATAATATTTAAAATTGACGATTTAAACGGCTACGCTTGGGAGTGTGCCATAAAAAACATTTACAAGGTGCTTAACGATAACATAGGGCTTGATAAGTTAGATATGACTGAGGCTGGAGTTATGGGTTATGAGTCCATAGCTAGAGAGTTAAAAGTTAAATTTGACGCTAACGGCGACATAATATAAAAAGGAGATAACTAACTATGATGATTTATAAAGACATCTTACAGAAACTAAAAGACGCTGGCTACAATACTACACGCTTAAGACGTGAGAAGATTATAGGCGAGTCCACGCTTACAAAGTTAAGACGAAACGAGCCTATAAGCACTGAGACACTGGGGCTTATATGTGAGCTTACTGGACTAGGTGTAGCTGATCTAATCGAATATGAAAGAGCGACTAAATAAGTCGCTCTTTTTTTATGTTTAGACACAGATGTCCAAACTCGCTAAGTCCTTATTTTATCGTATAGACACAGATGTCTATATATAATTATATATATTTTATTTAATATATATTATATATAGTGTACTCAGTATATTTTACATACTATAAAAATAATATTAAAGACTTTATAAAACATCTGTGTAATCTGTGTCTAGCCTTATTTTATGGGGCTTACATCTGTGTCTATCTGTGTACATCTGTGTACATCTGTGTCTATTGACAAAAATTTACATTTTAATATAATTATATTAAAAAAGTAAAAGAGGTGTATGTATGGGCTTTTTATTCAATAAAAAAGGATCAATTATAAGCGACTATTTTTTACTTGTATGTGACGAGTCACACCAGCTTAAAGCTAATAACGTCTATGAGGTAGCTCTGTATAAAAATTACTTAGAGGTGGGTAAGAAAAGACTAAACTATGAGGACATTATAAAAGTGACTTATGAGCTGGACATTTTTACAATTAAATACCGTTTTAATAGCTTAACATATAGCTACATATTTAAGGACACCAGACACTATAAAGGTAAAAAGCTAAGTAAAAAATTAAATGAGTTGTATGTGGCTGTCCCTAAAGTTGAGCCTGTTAAAGTTGAGCCTGTTACACTTACATTTAAAGTAGCTGGAGTTACTTTTAAAAATGGACGTAAGACAAGACAGGCTATATTAAGAGCTTATAGGTGGGGCGACGAGGATATAGAAACGGTAGACTTTGAACGGTACGAGTATGAGGGCGGGCCAGCTGTATATGTTAAGATTAACGATAATGTAGTGGGGAATATCCCTAGTAAGTTAGTGGATAAGTTTTTAATGTACGAAAACAAATACATACGTGATAAAGTATACTGTGACGTGTACGGTGGTAGTAAGCTGGACGACAGCACTAGAACGAGCTACGGCTGTGAGGTAACAATAAGATATAAAAAAGAGCTGGTATAGAGCCAGCTCTTTACGTGTCATCTTGTAGGGTTAATCGAGATAAGCCCTACAGGATAACGTATATAGTTAGTCCTGTAGAGTAATATCTAAAGTGAATGGGTAGTTATGCCAGCACAGCCTATGTGTATAAGGCACACCCAACTCCTCAGCGAGCTTTTTAGTAAGCTGTACTGGTTTCTGTCTGGAGTACGTGATTTTGGCTATTATTAGCCTCAAAAAACGATTTTTTTCGCTTGGGGGTACGTTTATATCCCTTAAGGCGTTTAAAGCCGTCTTAAAGCTCAAAATACGCTCTGTGTAGTCAACAGGCTCTATAGTAGAATTGTACGCCAGACACAGAGCCTCTTTTACTTCCTCTTTATCTTTTAAAACTTTCTCGTTAAGTTTATCAAATATCTCTTTAGGCATACCCTCGTCTGTGTACTTTTCCCATTGTTTTATTTCTTTAGTTTCCAGCTCCTTAAGTCGTCGCTCCAGAGTGGCTACTAATTGCTTTTGACGTGCTACCTCGTCGCTATTATCGTTATTTAGCTTTATCTCAAAGTCAGCTATACACTCCTCTAAAGCCTCATATATACGCTCCATAACGTCATCATAAGTAGCAGAGCCAGTCTTACAGTACCTCATTTCTGAACACTCAAAGCGTGGCAAGTTTCTAGCGTTAGGTTGTCTCATTTTCATAGATTTACCACAGTTAGCACAGTAGAACAGTCCAGCGAGAGGGTTAACGAGTGTGTTATGTTTCTTTATGGGTACATTTTTACCTCGCTTTTCCTGTGCCTTATTAAATAGCTCCTCAGATATTATAGCCTCGTGCTTACCCTCAAAGACTAAGTAGTCCTGTATCTTATTACGAGGGCGAGACTTAACTACTTGCTGGTCCTCTACAGTCTTAGTAGTCTTTCTATATTGCCAGCGTAGCTTACCTGTGTAAGTAATATTACTTATCATTTCTTGTATGGTACATCTTTTCCAGATGTCGCCACTCGCTGGCTTAACGTGGAGCTCGTTAAGTTTATCGGCTATTGTCATAAAGCCCATATCTTTATTAACATATAAGTCAAATACCATACGGACTATATCAGCCTGTGAGTCTATTATTTCTAGTGTACTACACTTTATTTTACCCTCTTTATAGTGGACTTTCTTATAACCATATGGAGCGTAAGTACCTATAAAGTTACCCTCTTTAACAGCTAAGAGCTTGCCTCTATTCATTACTTTTTTAGCGTACTCTAGGTACTCGTTACCACGCTTAAGCTCACGCTCAAAAGCGTCTCTGTCGTACTCGTCTCTTAAGTCGTAAGTTTTCTGTGGAGTAATAACCATAGTGTTAGTGTACCTAAAGAGCTTTATAATGCGTCCAGCGTCCTCTAAGTCGCCTCTGGAGAGACGCTGTACCTCAACTACTAACACAGCTTTTACTTTTGGACTCTCAATAGCTTTAAGGAGTTTTAACATTTCTGGTCTATCGTCTATAGTCTCAGAGCTGGCTACCTCACGTAACACTTGACTCTGTGGAACTCTACCACCTAAATACTTTTCTGCATACTCATTTAATATAGTTTCGTGCTTTGCCAGTACTTCCTCTACGCTTAACAATGGATCATCTGAGCGAGACTTACGTAAGTACTCGTATACCTCGTCACTTAATACGTTCTCATATTCTTTAAACATATTTACCACTCCTTAGTCATATTTTAAAAATTATTTGAATATAATGTAGTATCTAACATTTACCATTTACTTTAACTTTCAGATTTTTTATAATGTACGAGAACTTACGTTCTCAGAAAGGAGTTACCTTATGAATACAGAGGAGTATAAACAAGAAATAAGTAAACTATTAGACACTACACAAGATAAAGGGCTACTAGACCTCATATACAAATTACTTGTTAAGAGCGTCCAGATAATGCCTCAATAACTCTATTCTGGAACTGTCCATATTGTTAATGGACTCTAACACATACATAATATCTTGATCCATTCTAGCTTTGACAATGAAGTCTGTAAGGACATCATTGTCTTTTTTTGTGTCCTCGCTTAATTTGTCCTCTATTAAGTCTGATTTTTGTATACCAAAGTAGTCAGCTAACGCCTCTATCTTTCCTATACGTGGGTATCGTCTACCCTTAAGCCACTCTGTAAAAGCTGACTTAGATACACCTATAGCGTCTGCTATTTCCATTTGCATTTTACCAGAACGCTCTACATAATAACTTAAATTTTTTGCAAAAATTTCTACATTACTACTCATACGCTTACACCTCGCTTTCTATTATTATAAGGTTATTTTACACCAAAGTAGACGTAAAGTAAACTAAAAGCGCAAAATTTTTCATTTTTAGTATTGACAAAGCTATTTTAGTATAGTAATATAATTTTCGTAGTACACGGAAAGTGTACGAGAAAGCGAGGTGTAAAAGTGGGAAAAGAGCTAAAGATAACTCTAGCCTCAGCTAGAGTTAACGCTGGACTAACACAGTGGCAAGCCTCTATTAAGCTAGGTATATCTAAGCGTACACTGTCTAACTGGGAGCGTGGCGTAACAACTCCACCAGTAGACAAGGCTTTACTTATCTGTGAGTTATACGGCGTGAATTACGATAACATTATTTTTTTACCCAACAGTACACGTAAAGTGAAATAAGGAGCGTGGTATATGGAGACAAAAGTATTTAAGCGTGAGAATTGTACAGTAATAGTACATATTGGCAAGAACAGCCAGAAAGTAGTAGAAAAAGCAACAGAGAAATTTTTAAAGGAGATTATGAAAGAGAGGTAATGCTATGGCAAAATTTAAAGTAGGAGACAGAGTAAGAGTTGTAGGCTTATGTGACGGCATAAACTTAAATGGAATGACAGGTACAGTAAAACTCATTAGAGACTCAAAGTATACACCTATGGGCGTGGAGTTTGATAAAAAGTTTTATGTTGGACACGATTTTCTAGGTAGAGGAAAATATGGACACTGTCGCTGGTGTGAGGAAAGCTCACTAGAGTTAATTAAAGATGAAACGATTGTTATTTATCGCAAGGGTAACAAGGTAATAGCTCTTGACAAGTCTACAGGTAAAAAAGCAGTAGCTAAGTGTAGTCCAGACGACGAGTTTAACTTTAAGACTGGAGCTAAGTTAGCTTTTGAGAGACTTACTCGTAATGTGACATTTAGACTGTTATGTATTAAAGATGATAAATTTCTTGGCTCTTGTAAAGGTAAAATCTACGAGTTTGTGGACGGCGTAACAACGTGGGACGACGGTGGTAGCTCAAATGAGTATAAAAGTTTTGACGACTTTAAGGCACGTAACGTAATGGTGCATACGTACTTTGTAGAACTCAAAGAGGGCGACGATCCAGCAGAGATACTTAAAAAGTATGACAATAATATTAAAGTGGGCGACAAAGTTAAAGTTGTTAACAGTGGAATGTCTTACACTACGTATAATAGCTGGATAGGTTTAAGAGGTTACGAGAGTCATTACGTAATGGAAAAAAGACCTGTAGGGAGCAAAACTTATATAGTTTTAAATGTAGTTGAGCACGAGCTACTTAAAGGAAGACAATTAGCTCTTATACAAGATGTAGACACTACACAAGTGTTTATTATCAATGTTAAGGGGCTGATAAAGTGTTAACTTTATATCCACATCAAGAGTCAGCTCTTAAAGAGTTGAGCTCACTTAATAAAGTGGCTGTAAGAGGCTACGAGGGTTTATATGAAGTGGACGAGTTGGGTAATGTATATTCAATAGTACATAACGCTCACAGACGTAAAAGGCAATTAAAGCCGTTTGTCAACAGTCAAGGTTATTTAAAAGTAAATTTATACGACGCTGACGGCAAGTATAAAAAGAAATACATACACAGGCTTGTGGCTGAGGCTTTTATACCTAACCCACTCAATAAACCTAATGTTAACCACATAGACGCTAATGTGAAAAATAACAATGTAAATAACTTAGAGTGGTGTACACAGTCAGAAAACTTATTACACTGTGTCAAGTTGGGGCGACATAGAGGTTATGAGAACAGAAAGAGGGTGGTTTTATCGTGAGTATTCAGTTATACGAACATCAAAGACAAGCTCTTACAGAGGTTGAAAAAAATAATCGTGTGGCTTTCTACCACGATATGTAAATTGGCTTAGGTAAGACCTTTACAGGCTCAGAGAAGTTAATGCAACTGGGAGCTAAAGTTAACTTAGTAATATGTCAAAAGTCTAAGATAGACGACTGGGTAGAACACTTTAGAGATAATTACGAGTTGTCTAATAATATGATGATATATGACTGTACTAAGTGGAATAAATATGACTGGGAAGATTTAAAAAGACACCCTCTCTTTGACGCTCCACAAGACTTATCAGACAAGTACATACTGATTATTAACTATGAGTTAGTGTGGAGACGACCAGAGTTATTAAAGCTCAAAGACTTTACACTTATATTAGACGAGTCCAGCTTAATACAGAATGACACAGCTAAGCGTACAAAGTTTATAAGTAAGCTCAACTTTACTAACTTAATACTTTTATCTGGTACGCCTACAGGTGGCAAGTACGAGAACTTATACAGTCAGCTTAAGCTCTTAGGTTATAACATAACTAAAAAGCTATACTATGACTCATACATAAAGTATCACTACGACACTAGACAGGGCTTTCCACTAATGATTATAGACGGCTATAAGAATGTGGAGAGGCTTAAGCGTAAAATGCGTGAGTACGGCTGTCACTTCTTAAAGACTGAGGAAGTCTTAGACTTACCAGAACAAACATTTATTAAGACTAAGGTAGAAAGCTCTAAAGAATACAGAAAATTTAGAAAAAACAGGGTAGTAGATGTAGACGGCGTACAGCTTATAGGAGATAACACACTAACAGCTGTGTTATATGAGAGACAGTTATGTGGAGCTTATAGCGAGGCTAAGCTAGGAGCGTTTAGGGACTTATTAGAGTCTACATCTGACAGGCTGATAGTATTCTATAACTTTAACTTAGAGCTGGATCAGCTTAAGGGTATATGTGAAGAATTACACAGACCAGTAAGTATTGTTAACGGCGAGACTAAGGACTTAACAGCTTACAACAACTACAGCGACAGCGTAACTCTTATACAGTATCAAGCTGGAGCTATGGGACTTAACCTACAGAAAGCTAATAAGATTATTTATTACAGTCCTACACAGTGGTCAGAACTCTACGAGCAGAGTAAGAAACGTATACACAGAATAGGACAGAGTGGTACTTGTTACTATTATAACTTAATAGTCAAAGGCTCAATAGAGGAGCGTATATACAAGACTCTGGATATGAGACGAGACTATACAAATGCACTATTTGAAAATGAGGTAGATATATGAAAGAAATATTAGAAAAACATAAAAAATGGCTAGAGACTGACGGTAAAGAGGGCGAAAGGGCTGACTTAAGCTATGCTGACTTAAGAGGTGCTGACTTAAGCTATGCTAACTTAAGAGGTGCTGACTTAAGCGAGGCTGACTTAGACTATGCTGACTTAAGAGGTGCTGACTTAAGCTATGCTAACTTAAGAGGTGCTGACTTAAGCTATGCTGACTTAGACTATGCTGACTTAAGAGGTGCTAACTTAAGAGGTGCTAACTTAAGAGGTGCTAACTTAAGAGGTGCTGACTTAAGCGAGGCTGACTTAAGAGGTGCTGACTTAAGCTATGCTGACTTAGACTATTCTTGCTTGCCTCTATGGTGTGGATCATTACTCGCTAATATGGACGATAGACAAGTAAAACAGCTACTTTATCACACACTAAGCATAGTTAAGCACTCTAATAATGTAAGTCTGCTATTAAAAGAGCAACTATTAACTGAAACTAACTTAAGCGTAGCTAAAGAGTTTCACAGAGCTAACGAGTGTAATAAGTTGTGAGGTAATGTATGACTAAAAAAGACATAATATTTATGCTGGGTGGCTCACTCTTTATAATAGCTTATTTAATTTTTGTTTGTACATATATTGATACAAAGCACGACAAGTTAGAGGAAAGCATAACAGAGCACTACGTAGTAGCGAGCACAGAGCCAGTTAAGACAGAGTCAGTAACACAAGCTCCTACAGAGAGACAGACAGAGACAGAGTTAATAATGTATAGAATACCTGTAACACAAGAAGAAATAGAGCTACTTGTTAATGTGGTTATGGCTGAGAGTGGTAACCAGTGCTTAGAGGGACAGATAGCCGTAGCTGAGACTATCATTAACAGAGTCTTAAGTAAGGACTTTCCAGACACCATAACAGAGGTTATATACTCAGAAAAACAATATTGTACTGTATTCAAGTGGACTCCTACAGAGAGCTGTAAGGACGCTGTGTATACGGCATTAACTACACAGACTTACCCTAGAAATATGTACTATTTTAGGACTAAGTATTTCCACAGCTTTGGTACTCCATACAGACAGATACAAGACCATTATTTTAGTTTAGGAGCGTGAGTTATGGCGAGTGAGAAGTTATACGAAAACAAAATAAAAAAGTACTTAAAAGAGCGAGGAGCTTACTGTGTTAAGTACTTCGGCTGTAACTATAGTACAGCTGGTACACCAGATATTTTAGCGTGTGTAAAGGGCTATTTTTTAGCTATTGAGGTTAAAGCACAAGAGGGACACCCTAGCGAGCTACAAATGGCTAAAATAGAGCAAATTAGACAAGCTGGGGGCTTAGCGTATGTAGCGTACCCTAGTGGCTGGGACAAGTTAAAAGCTGTCATAGACGGACTTTTAATAGATCAATTTAATAAAGAGAGTGAGGTGGTACTGAAATGAGTAGACTATATGACTTAACAGGTAACCTTTTACAGCTCCAACAAATGCTAGAGGAAGATGTAGACGCTGAGGTATTAGCTGACACACTAGAGGCTGTAGAGGGCGAGTATGACTACAAGTTAGAGTCATACTGTAAAGTTATTAAAAACATAGAGTCTGATGTAGAGGCTCTTAAGGCAGAGGCTAAACGCTTAACAGATAAGCGTAGGGTACTAGAGAATAATATAGACAGACTTAAAAAGTCTATGTTTGACTCTATGAAAGCTATAGGCAAGGACAAAGTTAAAGGCACATTGTTTACTGTAGCTATACAGAAAAACGGTGGCAAGATACCAGTTATAGTAGCTGAGGATATGAACACAGCAGACTTACCAGACGAGTTAGTACACATAGTGGAGAGTCCAGACCTAGACGCTATTAGAGAACGCTTAGAGGCTGGGGCTGTAATTAAAGGCTTTACGCTAGGACAACGTGGCGAGTCGCTAAGAATAAAGTAAAGGAGTGATGTTATGGCTAAAAATCCACAGGAAGTAAAAGACGAAATTTTAGTAGCTATAAGTACTTGTGCTAAGAGCGTAAACCAAACAACAAGCGTAGACGTAGCCTTAAAATGTGCTGACGCTGTAGAAAAGTTAGCAAGGGGCTTAAGTTATTTAGAGCACATTAAAGTAGAGTAAAGGAGATTAAAAAATATGAAATTTGATAATTTTTGTAAATTCGCTGGTAGCGACGGAGTTATATTAGTAGCTCCTAATAATGAAAAGTGGTTATTTTACCACAATGTAGGTATGTTAATCCCAGAAAATAAAAATGTATGTGGTAACGTGGCTAATATGCCAGACTACTTAGCAGAGTTGCTATATGAGGTAGAGTATGAGGCGTGTGAGTTGACGAGTGCTTTTGTACCTAACCCAGACTCTAAGCCTAGTGAGTTAATGCGTAGATTTGCTAGTATGCGTAAGGGTGTAGACATTAGTAATAAAGCCTTTGGTTTTATCGAAAAGAAAGATAATACTTATCTAGCAACATATGAGGACGAGGAGACAAGTTACACAGCGTTACTCGTTACTGACGACTACGACGAGGACGACTTAGAGTTTAAAATGATTTATATAGCAAAGGAGAGCAAGTAATATGGCAATTCCAGTATTGATATTAGGAGAGTCTGGCACTGGTAAAAGTGCTAGTTTAAGAAATTTTAAGGCTGAGGACGTTAAAGTAATTAACGTAGCTAACAAGCCGTTACCTTTTAAGAATAAGTTAGAGAGTGTGTCAGTAGACACATACGAGAAAATCTTAAAAGAGATTAAAAACACAAATAAAAAAGCCATTGTAGTAGACGACGCTCAGTATATTATGGCTAATGAGTTTATGAGACGTGCTACAGAGAGAGGCTACGACAAATTTACAGAAATAGCTTTTCATATGTGGGACATTGTTAACGAGGTTAAGGAGCTCCCACAGGACACAATAGTATACTTTTTATCTCATATTGAGAGAGACGGCGAGGGCAACGAAAAAGTTAAGACTATCGGTAAGCTCTTAGACGAAAAGATAACACTAGAGGGAATGTACACCATTGTACTTAAGACTAATGTGTCTGACGGACAGTACGCCTTTTTAACACAGAACTCTGGAAAAGATACAGTTAAGAGTCCTATAGGCTTATTTGACTCTTACGCTATCGACAATGACTTAAAGTACGTTGACGATAAGATCAGAAACTACTACGAGCTTGGAGAGTTTTTAAGTGATGAAGAAATGGCAGAAATAGACGAACAGGCTAAGAAAGTAGATTTTGTTAAGGACGAGAAAAAGTCACGCCGTAGCCGTACAGCTCCAGCAGATGTAGAGACAGCTGACGCTACACCTCGTAGACGTAGTAGAGCTGAGGTAGCAGAGTCCAACGCTGACAAGGTAGCTAACGCTGGCTTAGATACAGACAGCGAGGACGGTGTACCTTTTGACGAGGTAGAAAAGCCAGAAGTAGAAAAGCTACCACGTGAGACAGCCAGCGAGCGTAAGACACGTAAGAGTCGTACAACAGAGCCAGAGGCACAGACTGAGACTGGACCAGCTGAGGCTGTAGAGGAGACACCTGTAAGACGCAGACGTAGAGCATAATAATATTAAATATAAAGGAGAAATTTTAAAATGAGTAAATTTGCAGAATTTAATAAAGCGTTGAACGCTGAACAGCTTAAGAAAGATATTGCTAAGGCTAAGGAGAATGAGTACAAGGAAGTACCTAAAGGACGCTATGTAGTAGAGTTTGAAAAAATGGAAATAGGTGTAACAGGTGCACAGGCTAAGACTCCTAACGCTCCAATGTTTAAGTTACAAGCTCGTATTATCGGTAAGATAGATAAAGAGGGCGACATTGTTAAGAGTGGTTACGATAAACAATGTGTATTTATGAATAAGGTTATTTACGTAGCTAATGAGACAGAAAAGTGGAATACAGGTAGAGCTATACAGGTAGTATTAGGCTTTTTAGAGGGTATTCAGTCAGAGACTCCTATAGTATTCGAGGACTACGACCAATTTAACGACTTAGTAATGGATTTAGCAGAGGAATGTCAAGGCTTACACTTTGAAATCGAATACGATCCAGAGGGCTTTAACAGTATCTCCATTAAAGACGTATGGGAAGTGTAATATATTTTTTTAAATGACAATTCACTTTAAGTGAACTATACCACGTGGGGCGTAAGCTCTACGTGGTTAAAATGTAAAGCGAGGTAAAAAATATATGAACATAGTAAAAATACAAACTGATTTATTAAAGGACGCTCTTAATGGTAAAGCTCATAAGTGGTTTATACAACATACAGCTAGCGACGTACTCATATTAACAGAGTATCAGATGTACGCTATAGACCACAAAGACTATATGTTAAACACTAACCAGTTATACGAGCTAGGTGTTAAGAGTCTTACCATAGCTGAGAAACTGTTAGACGATTACGAAAACGCTAAGCCACTTGTTAAGACTCCAGTTAAGCGAGTAATAGATAAGCGTACTTGTATAGAGCTTAAGCTAGGAGAGGAAAGTATTTACTTAGACGAGGCACTACTTAAGCTCTATGACAAAAATGTAGAGTTTGAGGGTACAGGTGCTAAAGCTCCAGTATATCTATACGAGGGCGAGCTACTTGTAGGGCTAGTGTTACCTGTGAGAGTGGCTTAACTTATGGAAAAAATATATATGGCTGTAACGCCAGATAAATTAGAGCTACCTGTGTATATAGCTGATACACCTAAAGAGTTAGCTAACAGGTATGGCTTAACAGCTGACAACGTATTAAGTCAAATAGCTAATAATATGAGTGGCAAAACTAGAGGCGTTAAGTTTGTGCGAGTAATAATAGACGACGAGTGAGGTAAAAGAGTAATGAGTTTAGTATACGAGATAGACAAGATAGAGAATAAAGACCACGTAGCGACTCCCAGATACGTAGTGGAGAATATTTACGACATCATAAAAATACACAATTATAAGTCTATATGGTTTCCATTCAATAACTATGATAGCGAGTTTAAGCTAAAGGCTGACGAGTTGAATTTAAAATATAAAGCTACACATATTTTTGACGACTTAGGGAATGACTTTTTTAAAACTGAGCCACCAGCAGAGTGTGACTTAATGATAAGTAATCCACCTTTTAGTCAACAAAACGAGATTATAAAACATAGCTTTAAACTTATCGACAACGGCTCTATTAAGTCTTTTTGCTTATTGCTACCACTAGCAACTCTGGAGACAGAGAAAAGAGCTGATATATTCGAGAGATATAGAGACAAGCTCTCTATATTGATATTTAAAAAGCGTATTAAGTTTTTAGGACACTCACAAGTATTTAATAAAGGCTGTTGCTGGGTGTGTTACAACATAGAGGCTTTACAAAATGACAGAATAAGCTGGATATAGTGAGGTGTAAGAAGTGCTACATTTTTTAGACTTTGAGGTAACTATGTACGACTGGCTATGTGTTATAGCTGATCCAATGCGAGAGACTGAGACGGTAATAGTTAACGATAGGTACAAGTTAATAGAATACTACGAGAAATACAAAAAAGAAATATTTATAGGCTATAACATACGAGAGTATGACTCTTATATATTTAAAGCTATACTGTGTGGTTTTAACCCTTATGACGTTAACGAGCACATAATAACTAAAAAGCTAAAAGGCTACAGCTTTAGCTCTGAGTTTAACAACTTTCCACTCATTACATACGACATACTACAGCTTAACACATCTTTAAAGCAATTAGAGGCTTTTCAAGGACATAATATTTATGAGTCCAGCGTGGACTTTAGGATAAAGCGACGACTCACACAAGAGGAAATAGACGAGCTTGTTAAGTACTGTACAAATGACGTACACGAGGCTATTAACGTATTTTTAAAGAAAAAGAGCGACTTTGACGTACAGCTAGAGCTTATTAACGAGTTTGACTTACCTCTTAAGTGTTTGAGCTTAACACAGACACAACTAACAGCTGAGATACTACAGGCTACTAAGTGTGACTATGGCGACGACTTTAATATGACTTTCCAGCCGTACTTAGACAGAATAGTCAAGTATAAGCACGTAGTAGACTGGTTTAAGGCTTTTAAGACTGATAGACGCTTAAGCGACTACGAAAAAAAGGAAATATACGAGCAGAGCTTAGAGGTTATTATAGCTGGCTGTCCTCATACTTTCGCTTGGGGTGGAGCTCACGGTGCTCTTAAAAAATACTCTGGTAAAGGTTACTACTTACATATAGACGTACACCAATACTACCCTAGTTTAGTTATTAAAAATGACTACTTCCCACGTAGCGTAAGTAAAGAGGGTAAGCGTCGCTATGAAATGATGAAAAACGAGTCAGTAAGGCTTAAAAAGTTTCCAGAGCTTAAGAATAAGCGTAACGGTTACAAGCTCTGTAATAATAAAATGACTGGTGGAATGAAAGATAAATACAGTAAGCTGTATGATCCAATGAATAACAATAATATATGTGTGGGTGGACAGCTGGCTATATTACTCTTAATTGAAATGCTAGAGGACGTAGTGACACTCATACAGAGTAATACAGACGGACTTATAGTAAAGCTCCACAGCTTAGACGACTACGAGAAAGTAGACGACATCTGTTATGAGTGGGAACAGCTTACAGGCGTGTCGCTGGGCTTTGATCCAATAATAACAGAGATATACCAGAAAGACGTTAATAACTATTTATTCATTAACGAGGACGGCGAGGTAGAGCGTAAAGGAGCGTATGTAAAAGAGCTTAATGAGTTAGACTACGACTTACCTATTATAAATAAGTGCTTAGTAGACTATATGACTAAGGGCATAGCTCCAGAGGTTACTATTAACAACTGTGACGAGCTTATTATGTTTCAAAAGATAGTAAGACTCTCTGGTAAGTATGACTACGTAGAACATAACAAAGTTAAATATAACTTTAAGAGCTACAGAGTCTTTGCAAGCACTGACAGGCGAGACGGACTTATTTATAAATGTAAGACTAATAAGCGTGATAAATTCGCAAATACACCAGAAAGAGCGTTTATAGACAATGGAGACATAACAGGAGCTACTGTACCAGCTAAGTTAGATAAGAGCTACTATATAGAAATGGCTAAGGACAGGCTAGTACAGTTTGGTATAGACGAGTTTATACCACAGCTAAGTTTTAAATTTTAAAGAAAGCGAGATGTAAGTTATGACAGAAAAACAAAGAGCTTGTATTAAGTGGATATGTGAGACTTTGGGTGTTACGTATTATGGAAAAGATAGTGTAAATGACGCTAGTAAGTTTATTAGTAAATTTATCGGACGAGCTAGAGAGATTAGTTTTTATAGTACTTGGGGAATAAGCTACTTTTTAGGTAGACCACTAAGACGCTAAGCGAGGTGTAAATATGTTAAAAGCTAAATTAGAAACTTATGTAGGTAAAAGAGTTACTGTAACTCTTTTTGACAACAGCACATATACAGGAAGATTACGAAAGACAGGGACAGAGGAGCTAAGAGAGGAAGATATAACATTATTCTTTATTAAAAATCGTTATTTTATAGAAATGGACCATAACATATCTCCTTGTTTTAGGTGCTCCCACGTAACTAAGTTAAGAGAATTAGAGAATAAAACTATATATGAGCGTATGAGAGAGCGACAAGCTGAGAGGTACGCTTGGCAGAGCGAGGTGTAGCTTATGACACTAAGAGAAAGAGTAATAGTAGAAACTTACACAGGTGTAGTTATGACAGCTGGCGAGGAGCGTAACGAGGTATATAAGTATATGGCTGAGTTAATGGGTAGACCAGTTTTTACTCACGAACTAGCAGACCGTAATATACAGGAAGAATTAAAGGCACTTAGTAAGTCAGATTTTATTAGTTTATGTAAAAGCGAGGTGTAGACAATGGACGAACATAAAAAGTTACTTGACGCATTACAGACAATACAAGACGAGTGTAATAAGCACAGTGGCGACTGTAAAGAGTGTCCTATGTATGTAACTGGGGTGTGTGGCGTTACTGATTTAACACCAGACAACTGGGACATTAACAACGGTAAAAGGTTTCAAGCGTTATTTTAGAGAGCGAGGTGTAAGAAATGGCAGAGCTTAAAGAAAATTGTATAGAGTGGTTAACTGGACAGGACACAATAGCTGTAACACTGTCACAGAAAAAGTATGTTAACAAGGTTGAGAGAATGGCTAAAAAACACCCAGATTTAGTGCAAATTTTAGCGAGAAATGACGACGGTAGCATATTTGCTCACTTACCACTAAAAAGCCTCAAATTGAACATAATTATAAGCACTCTTACGGAAGAACAGAGGAAAGCACAAGCTGAGAGGTTGAGAGGCTTATGACGGCAACAGAGATATTAACACAGCTCCACCAAAACTTAGACGAGGCTACAGAGTACTACACTAAGCTACAGGCTGAGTGTAATAACAGGGTGGAGCTGGCAAAGTGTAAGACTCGCTTAAGCGAGCTAAAGCGTTTTAAGGACGCTATAAAAGATTTGAAATTTGACTTTGAGGAGTAAGGCATTATGGAGCTTTTTAAAGGATATATAAAAACTAAAGACAAAAGACCACAAGACACTTACAAGGGTAAACGCTCTAGTGAGTTAAGAACATTTGAGGAAGTTAGAGGGCTTAGTGAGTACGCTGGTATACTCAGCGACAACGCCATTTTAATAGACGTGGACGACTACGAGGAGTCCGAGATACTATTTAACATTGTGGACGCTCTCCAGCTTAACTGTAGAGTATACAAGACTACTAGAGGCAAACACTTTGTATTTAAGAACGAAAACAGCTTAAACTATAACCCCATTAAAAAGCGTATAGCTTTAGGTTTAACTGTGGACATTAAATGTGGCTCTAAATGTGGAGTCGAGGTACTAAAATATAATGATGTAGAGCGTGAGATATTATATGACATTTTCGAGGACGAGGAGTACGAGGAAGTACCACGCTGGCTACTACCTGTAAGTGGTAAAGTACCAGACTTTAAAGACCTAGAAAATGGAGACGGACGTAACAGTACACTCTTTAGCTACATCTTAACACTACAGAGTAACGACTACTCTAAGGACGAGGCTATAAGCCTACTTAAGTTAATAAATAAGTATGTGTTAGCTGATCCACTCCCAGAGAGTGAGCTAGACGTGATAGTAAGAGACGAGGCATTTAATAAGCCTATTTTCTTTAAAAATAAAATGTTTTTATTTGACGTTTTCGCTAAGTACTTAAAGAGCGAATGTAACATAGTAAAAATAAATAATAACTTATATGTATACAGGGACGGCGTATACGTCGAGGGCAAAGAGCATATAGAGGCTGAAATGATAAGGATTATACCCAACTTATCGGACCGACAGCGACAAGAGACTATTAAGTACTTGAATATCTATATAAGACAAAACTTAAAGCTCTCAGACGCTAACTACATAGCTTTTAGAAATGGTATTTATAACATAGTAACAGGCGAGTTTAGCGACTTTACACCAGACATAGTAGTAACTAATAAAATACCACACGACTATAACCCACAGGCATACAGTGAGTTATGCGACAGGACTCTTAATAAGCTGGCGTGTCAAGATGTAAACATACGAGCACTCTTAGAGGAAATGATAGGTTATACGTTTTATAGACGTAATGAGCTCAGAAAGTGCTTTATCTTAACTGGAGAAAAGCGTAACGGTAAGTCCACATTTTTAGACTTAATTAACGCTTTACTAGGCGAGGAAAATATATCAGCTCTGGATATTAAGGAGCTTAATAAACAGTTTAAAACAGCTGAGCTAGTTAATAAGCTGGCTAACATAGGAGACGATATAAGCGACGACTTTATACCAGACGGAGCTATATTTAAAAAGCTGGTATCTGGTAATAGGGTAAACGTAGAGCGTAAAAACGCTAACCCTTTTGACTTTAATAACTACGCAAAGTTTTTGTTTAGTGCTAATAACATTCCACGTATGAAAGACAAGACAGGAGCTATCTTAGACAGAATGATAATAGTACCTTTTAATGCTGAGTTTAAGGACACTGACTCTGACTACGATCCATATATTAAGTATAAGCTCTTAGCTGAGGACGTTATGAGCTATTTAATTAACATAGCTATTACAGGACTTAAGCGAGTACTAGAGCGTAGAAAGTTTACAGAGTCTAAGCTGGTAGACTTAGAGCTTAGAGAGTACGAGGAAAATAATAACCCTGTACTTACATTCTTTAACGAGTTTGGAGCTGAGGAGATTATTAACAATAGTACTACAGCTGTGTACTCTAAGTATAAGAGCTACTGTTACGCTAACGGCTTACAGGCTATTAGCAATATAGAGTTTGGTAGACAGGTAAATAAGTACTTTGACTTAGAGATAAAGTACAGCAAGATAGACGGTAAGAGTTGCCGTATTTATGTGAGAAAGTAGAGGTAATATATGAGACTTATAGACGCTGACGAGGCAATAAAAAACTTTGAGAATATGTGCAAGGCTCAACTGGTAGGAAATAAAAATACTACTCTAATCTCTTATGCTGATGTTATAGACGCTATAGAGGAGCAAGCTACAGCGTATGACATTGAAAAGGTTGTGGCAGAGTTGGAAAAGAGAAGTAATGAGGTTATTTCTAATATTTTTGCATATGAAGAAGATGACCATATAGGAATATATAATAATGGTCTGGCAGATGGTTATGAAAATGCAATCGACATAGTAAGAAAGGGTGGTGTAAAAAATGAGTAGAATTAAAGTAAAACAGTTAACAGTAAATACAGTAGATAATATCATACGCTTTGAAAATGTGGAGATTACGATAGATAACAGCGACGTAGCTTTAATAGTATTTGAAGATAATAACACAGTAACGGCGTTTCCTCTATGTAATGTAGTGTACATTAGTTACTGTGCTAGAGAGTGAGGTAGATGTATGTACTGTATTAAATGTGGAGAACGTACAAAGGTAATAGACTCTCGTATAGTAGAGGAGATAGTGGCTAGACAGCGTGTATGTCCTAGCTGTGGCTACAAATTCTATACAGAGGAGACGGAAGTAGACGAAAGCGAGGCTATGAAGTTTTACTATAAAATGGCACAGGCTAAGCAACGTAGAAAGCGAGGTTAATATGTATGTAATTGTTTTTCTGTTGGGGCTAATGATAGGCGTAGCTCTAACTTGTATGACACAGATAAATAAGAAATAGCGTATTTATGGGATAGACACAGATGTATATTGTCAGATAATTTAGCAAAGCCTTATAAATAGGGCGTTTGTGTTTGTGCTCATTTGATTAGACACAGATGTTTTTAAAAATACACAGATGAGACACAGATGTTTTTATACATCTGTGTCTACGGAAAGCCTTGCTACATAAGGCTTGCGAGAATTGTCAGACAATTAGACACAGATGTAAAACAAACTTTTTAATAATTTATTTTAATATATATGTAATAGTACTTAGTACTATATATATTATATATATTAAGTAAAAATATATATTATATATAAGGACATCTGTGTCAAGCCTTATTTTACGGCACTTTTTGAAAATTACATCTGTGTCTAATCTGTGTAAAGGGGGCTTTTTTAAGTGAAAGATCAAGAAATAAAAGAAATAGTTAACGAGACTTTAGAGCAATTACTTAAAGGTAATATGTTAAAATACAATGATTTAATAATATATGAGCGTGTGAGTGCTCAGTTAAAAGAGTACTATAAGAGTGCTACACCAGACGAGCGTATAACTATAGCACTTACTCAGCTTAGGAGTCACGCTTACTATGATGTATTAGAAATGTATTACAAGGATAATATGACGTTAGAACAGGTAGCAGAGGCTATGTACTGTGATATTAGTACAGTCGTAAGAAATAAAAAGTATTTATGTTTAAAAATATTCGAGTTAACTACTTAATAGGAGCTTATAGCTCCTATTTTTTTATGTGCATTTTAAACGGCGTAGCCTTGTATTTATGTGCATATATGCACACTGTTAAATATACCCAGTGGGGTATAAAATTTAAGTATAGGAACAGGGGCGAAGTGGCTCAGATGTAAGCTGAGCACTCGCTCACACAGTGGAAAGCGAGGTATTTTTATGGACAACTTACAAAATTACATTAAACCAGAACTTTTAATATTAGTACCTGTATTATACGTGTTAGGCTCTATTTTAAAAAATGCTAAGAGCGTGAGCGACAAATACATACCAGCAATACTAGGTATAGTAGGCGTGGTACTTAGTTTTATTTATGTGGTAGCTACAGAGGGTGTGGCTCTTATAGGCGTATTTACAGCAATTACACAAGGTATCTTAGTAACAGGCGTGGCTGTATATGCTAATCAGCTCTACAAGCAAAGTAAGAGTATTGAGTAGGTGGTAGCGTATGGAAACAGTAATAGTAGCAATACTTAGCTTTGCTGGTACACTGTTAGGCTCATTTAGTGGAATGAAGTTAATGAGCTATCGCATAGAACAACTAGAAAAGAAAGTAGATAAACATAACCACTTTGCAGAGCGTATGCCTGTAGTAGAGGAACAGATAAAGGTAATTAACCATAGACTTAGTGACTTAGAGAGGTAGAGAGACTATGAGTAGATTTTTTCCAAATTATAAAGAGAATAAAATTACAAGTCCTTATGGAATGAGGACAATTAACGGCGTTAAGTCTATGCACTATGGTATAGACCTAGTAGCTAAAGCAACAGACGGCACAAGTAGAGTAGACTACATTACAGCACATACAGCTGGTGTAGTGTCAAGAGTAGGCTATGAACCTAACGGTGCTGGTAATTATGTATATATTAACGTAGAGTCTGGCGTGGAAATGGCTTATTTTCATTTTGCTAAAGTCAATGTTAAGAAAGGACAGAGAGTTAAAGCTGGAGAAGTTATAGGCTATATGGGCTCAACTGGTAGAAGTACTGGAGCACATTTACACTGGGGTATCAAGGTTAATAATAACTGGATTGATCCTACAGACTATTTAGACAAAGAGTGGGCTAGCGTTAAGCCTAGTCCTAAAGGAGAGGTAAAAGTGACAATTACATTAAATATGCTACAAAAAGGCTCTAAAGGAGAGCAAGTAAAAACACTACAGAGATTATTGATAATGTTAGGGTATAGCTGTGGTAGTGCTGGTGTAGACGGCGACTTTGGTAACGGTACACTTAACGCCGTTATTGCATATCAGAAAGCTAATAAGCTAAGTGCTGACGGTATCGTAGGCAAGGACACTTGGACAGCTCTACTCACATAAAGGAGTTGAGAGTATGCAAGAGCCTACATTGAAAGCCCAGTTTAAATCAGTGGCAAGTTATTACTGTGGCGAGGCTATGGGAAATGCTGAGAAAGCCGTAGTTATGGCTGGTTATAGTCCTAAATACGCTAGAGGCAACGCTTATAAGATAGTGGCACGTGAGGACGTACAAGCCTATATTAAGTGGCTTAACTCACAGGCAGAGTCTAGCGTAGTAAGACGAGTGGCTACAGTAGAACAAATACAGGCTTTTTGGACAGATGTAATGGAGTCTGGAGAGACTGAGATGAAAGAAAGACTTAGAGCGTCAGAGTTATTAGCTAGGAGTAAAGGAGCTTTTAACAATGATTTTTAGATTTTTAAAGAGGTGCTTTATGAGTAAATATGTTTACGACGAGAATAAAAATAAACAATGTATAGAGGCAGACTTAAGCAAGCTCTCTAGCTTAATATATCCTGTACCAGACCCAGTTATGGTAGAGGTAGGGACTATACAGGCTGGAGCTAGTCAGTATGTGACCTTAACAGCTCCAGACGTTACGGTAGACTTAAGCGAGGGTAACACAGTTACATATAAGCCTATAGGCGTGGCTGGTTATGCGTTAAGTGGAGCTAGTGGTAGTAATGTAGTGTGTAATGGCGTTATGTGTCAAAACATAGGTACAGGCTCATACGCTACTGAAATATTTAACGCTAGTGAGAAAGCCGTAACAGTTACAATGTTTGTAAGATTTATATATGTGAGAAGTGACGTAATTGCTTAGTGATTTTTATAAGAGTAGAGAATGGGAGAGCTTGCTTAAGGTACTTAAGCTAGAGCGACTTAATGAAAGTGGCGAGCTTATATGTGCTTACTGTGGTAAGCCTATAGTAAGAGCTTATGACTGTATAGGACATCATAAAATAGAACTTACTGAGGATAACTACAGGGACGCTACTATAAGCCTTAACCCAGATAACATAATACTGATACATCACAAATGCCATAATATCATACACAACAAGCTCCAGCATAGTAGGCGTAGCGTATACATAGTGTACGGCTCGCCTCTATCTGGTAAGCGTACATACGTAGACAGCGTTAAAGGGGTGGGCGATTTAGTTGTAGACTTAGATAAAGTCTGGGACTGTATCGGTGGTAGAAGTGGCAGACTTAACGCTGTAGCGTTTGGTGTAAGAGATTACTTACTAGACTGTATTAAGTACAGACGAGGTAAGTGGTTAAACGCTTATGTTATCGGTGGCTATCCTTTAATAAGCGAGCGTGAGCGACTAGCTAAAGAGTTAGGAGCTGAGCTTATCTTTATTGACACAAGTAAAGAAATATGTTTACAGCGTCTATATGATACTGAGTTAGATGTAGACGAGTGGACAAAATATATAGACGACTGGTGGACTAAGTACACCCCCCCTTTATCAATTTAAAATTTTTATTTTGGGGACTGTTGGGGGGAGCTTAATTCTCACAGAAAAGGAAAAAACGAGATTTTTATAAATGAAAATCTTAGGAAAGGGCTAAAGAAAATTGAGAAATATAATAAGTTTTGATGTGATCAACAAGCACAACTCAATAGTCAGTATAGCAGACGGCACTAACGCCCTATTAGTGAGCTTTCAAGGCGTAAATGGTAAGGCAAGACTAGAAGTTACACAGGACGGCTCAACTATAGAGGAGCTAAGTATTATCAATGACACAGAGTACACTATAAAAGCTGAGTGTTTAGCTACAGAGTGTGACATAGTGTTATATTACAGCGACGAAAAAGCTAACTTACAAATTACTGTCATTATGGGTAAACAAGGTAGCGAGAACTCAGACTTAATCGTATATGAAAATGGTAAATATAACTTTAGTGCTTTATATTATGATGTTAAAGCTGGTGGACAGTATGACAGTAAGTTAAGCGAGACGAGCACTAACGCTGTGCAAAATAGAGTTATTACGGCTGAGCTTAACGAGGTTTTTACATCTGTCAGTAATGGAAAAGAGTTAATAGCGTCAGCTATTACTGACAAAGGGATACCAACAGCTAAAGACGCTACATTTGACCAAATGGCTAATAACATAAGTAACCTCGTTACTGTCCCTAAGCCTGTTGTAGAGTTTCTATTAAATGGTAACTTAAATTATACAGGTACGATAACTTGTAACCCTGTTACAAGAGGTACAGACTCTATTATATTTGAAAATGGTGCATATTCAGCAACTAACCATTGTGACATTTCTATAGGTGGACTTGGGGATATTTTGAGTAATGAATATACAATAATGCTTGACTATAATGTCACACATAGCGAGGGTTTAACTTCTGGCAATAGACGTATACTCAATGTATGGAGTACTAACCATAATGCTCAACAGCAACTAATTGAAATGGAAAAGTACAGCTGGGGTATTATATTTAATGACTACACTACTGGTACATATCAATACGGTAGAGGCTGGATAAGGTTAATATTGCGACGTATGAAGTTAGCCTCTGAGGTTGAAAATATAAATAAATTAAATGGTAAAAACTGTGTAGCCTCTGAAATTAAAGTAAATGAGGGCGTAAGAGTTGCAAATGCTGATACGATAATCATAGGACATAATACTTATCAGTTTAACGGACTCATTAAAAATCTAAGAGTATTTGACAGAGTTTTAACTGATGAACAACTACAACCATATATTGACGAGGTATTAAATGAGTAGACGAGACAAACTTTTAGAGGCAATAAAAATAAATACTGAGCTTGTCACTAACTTAGTGGACGAGCTTGTATATATAGAGACTCAGTTGGCTTATTATAGGAGCT